ATCGCTGCGGTCTTTGGGAAGGTTCTGGATAAAGCCTTCCCTGACCCTATTCAAAAGGCCCAGGTTGCTGCTGAACTTGAACGCCTCAAGCAGGACGGCGCTTTCCGGGAGCTTGAGATAGCCATAGGCGCCATCAAGGCAGAGGCGGGAAGCTCCGACCCTTGGACCTCCAGAGCCCGACCTTCTTTCCTTTACGTCTTCTACTTCATCCTGCTGGGCTTGGTTATCCTTGCCCCGGCAATCGGAATCATGCGCCCTGACGCCATGCGGGAATTTTTCCTGAATGTGAAGCTGGGCTTTGAGGCAATCCCGGAAGCTCTATGGTGGACGTTCAGCGCCGGGTATCTTGGCTACACGACTGCGCGAACCTATGAGAAGGGAAAGAAATGAAACCGGGACTTTACGCCAACATTCACGAAAAGCGCGAACGCATTAAAGCGGGCTCTGGGGAAAAGATGCGCAAGCCCGGAGCAAAAGGCGCACCCACTGCGGCTGCTTTTAAGGCCGCCAAGAAAGGCAAGAAATGAACGGAATGGGACTACTCGACCCTCGCCTGAGCGAATACCTGCGGCAGCAGTACGCTCGCGCTCAAATGAATCGCCAGGCGAACCCACAGATGAGGCCGCAGATGCCTCAGCAGATGCCTCAGCAGATGCCTCAGCAGATGCCGCCTCAGATGGCCCCTCAACCTATGCAGCCGGGAATGATGCGGCCTAACATGCCCGCAATGAATCCCAGACTGATGCCCGGAACGATGCGGCCCGGAATGATGCCCGGAATGACGAACCCCGGAATGAACCCGAGGATGATGCGACCGGGGATGAACCCCGGAATGAATCCCGGAATGATGCCAACCAGGTTCCGGTGAAACCAGTAAAGTACGAGGGGATGAATCGCTTCAGGTCTCAATGGCTTGAAGCGAAGAAGGTAGGGTGGAATACCGAGCAGCTCGCCTCAAAGCTCGGCATTACGCTGCGCCAGACTTTCCAGAAGCGCCGGGACTGTGAAAAGTTCTTCGGGGACGGTTTGCCGTCCTTGGGAACCAACATCAATATCCCAAACCTCGACCACCAGCAAATCCCGGTCGGGCGGTACATCATCGCCTCCGACCTGCATCTCTGGCCGAATGTTCATTCCAGAGCTGAAGAGGCTTTCGTCAAGGTCATTTCCTCCAATCACTTTGACGGGCTGATTCTCAATGGCGACGTACTCGATGGCCCTGCGGTCAGTCGGTACGGGAAACGGATGGCGGAGGATATCCCGCATATTGTCGATGAAGTGTCTAATGCCCAAGCTCGGGTGCGTGAGTACGTCAAGGCTTCAAAAAATAAAAAGCTCACGCGCCACCTTATCCGAGGGAATCACGATTGGAGACTGGAGAGCTACCTCCTAAACAACGCGCCAGCAGTCGAAGGGCTGCCAGGCACGCAGCTAGAGGACATCTTCCCAGACTTCGTGATTTCCATGTCTGCCAACATCACTGACCGAATTGTGATTAAGCATCGATGGCACGCTGGGGTGCATGCCGCCTACAACAACGCCGTCAGGTCACATACTGCGGCTATGGTCACTGGAGATACGCACAGGCTTCAGCTAACGCGTTACGCAGGGTATGGCGGGGTAGCCTATGGCGTAGAGACTGGCTTCTTAGCTGACCGCTATGGGCCGCAATTCTCCTACGGTGAGAATAACCCACAGAATTGGTGCGAAGGCTTCTGTGTTCTGGAGGTGGAGGACGGAGAGCCTCACGTAGAGCTGATTGATTGCTCTCGAAAGAATCCCAGATTCATGGGGAGGTCGATTCATGGTCGTAATTGATATTGAGGACAGGAGACGAAAGAAAAGGGAATTCGGGTCCTATGCCTGCGGAGACTGCGGCTTTGAAATGTGGGCGCTATGGACAGATGGCCGAGTTACTTGCTGCAACTGCGGCGCCATGGCCACCGACATCTTCACCAGTCTTTCGAAAGATTCTCCGCCCAGCGAGCGTTCGTGAATCCTAGCTGAGCCGCGAAAGGCTCCGGAATGAAGTACCGGATTCGGTGGTCGTAGACCTTGCCATTCTCGTCTACGACGTAGGTATTCACAGAAGCCTGCTTGCGCACCCCAGGATTAGGGCTGGTCTTTTTCCCTCGCCATTCAACCCAAGGGTCTGGGGGTGTATTGACCACTTTCATGCGCCCACGAAGAAGCCCGGCGTGTAACTTGGCGCACTCCATCGCCTCTGCATCCCCTTCTTTCCGAGTAGGGAAGCGGTATCCAAGACTTGCACTACCCCCGGTCACCTTAGCCAACATGGGGCGGTAGATAGTGTCGAAGAAGTACTTAACGTCCTTCTGGAATTGGGTAAGTGCAATCATGATTCCTCCGGGTTTGCCTAATTATGCCACGCCTAACATCCTAAATGCTGCTGCTGCCACTGCTGGAACTTGCCCGTTTCCAATGGCTTTAAGTCTGTCCACCCGAGCGGCCACCCCATTAGCCACTCGACCCACGTTGGGTTCAACGCGCCAGAACTCTCCGACACAGACTGGCTTAAAGAGATTTGTTTCCCTTTCTCCATTCTGCGCTGAACTGTTCCGCTGGACAGGTTGCCCCTGTCCCTGTTGTCGCTGGCTTGAGGTGTCGGAAACCTCTTCACATCGTTTGCCAGACCTCCATTGAAACCATTTGGAAAGTTCTTTGTTATTGTCGATCCCTTCCAATCTCTGGACGTTGGAGTTGACCAACGAGACATCTGAACTTGAGCCGTTAGAGTTGGCGTATTCCTGTTGAACTCTGCTGGGTAACCCCTCTCGATTGCGTTGTGCGCCGTTGGAGTGGGCCATAATCCAAATTCTGTCTCGCTGGTGCGGCGCCCCCACATCTGCTGCTCCCAGCACTCCCCATCGCGCATCAAACCCCAACGAGGCCAAGTCTCCAAGGACTGTTCCAAGTCCTCTAGAAGTGAGCATTGGGCTGTTTTCCACATAGACGTAGCGCGGTCGTACTTCGCCAACAATGCGAGCCATGTGGTTCCACATTCCTGATCGTTCACCCGTGATTCCGGCTCCGCGTCCTGCTGCGCTGATGTCCTGGCACGGAAATCCTCCAGATACAACGTCAACAATTCCTCTCCACGGTTTTCCGTCAAAGGTTTGAACGTCATCCCAAATCGGGAAAGGCGGGAGAAATCCGTCATTTTGTCTGGCGCACAGTACGCTTGCTGGATATGGCTCCCATTCGACGGCGCAGACTGTTCTCCACCCAAGGAGGTGGCCTCCGAGTATTCCTCCACCAGCGCCCGCGAAAAGAGCCAGCTCATTCATAAGGCTCATAGTCATCAACAAGCTCAAACATCACAGAGAGGATTTCCTGCTCGATTTCCCGCTCCTCCTCTTGTGTCAAGTCGTCAATGTAAATCTGCTCCCCGCCGAACTCATCCAGAATTTCCCATTCGAAGTCTGCAGGCTCAGCCGGATACCAAGTATCCGGGTGGCCGCTGTCTTTCCCCTTTGTCGCTGGCTGGAACCACAGGACGTTGATAATCACATCCTTACCGCGAAAGCTCATTTCAAATTCCATATATGTCACCTCACTGAATCAAATGTGAGTAGGATAATACCAAGTAAAACACTAAAACGGAATATCATCCGTAAACTCATCTTCCACAATCTTCTTGGATTCAGAGATAGCCCGGTTCCCCGATTCTGTCTTGCTTTGCAGGGCTAGGCTCATGAACTTCTTACCGTCCTTCTTGGAGGTGCGTATCCATGCGGACAGCCAGAACTCTTTACCACCAACCGTTACAGCCCCACGGTAGTCCGGATGGTTGTCCTGTTCTTTCCTGTCGTTCTTATAAAGAACCCCACTGTTGTCCCGCTCATTCTTGATTTCGTTCATTTCTTCCTCACTGCTTTAATAAAGGTTTTGGTTGAGTCATCGCACATTTCATAAACCAGCTTCTTGCCTTCCACGTTCAGCTCGTCGAAGAGCTGATTGCAGGCAAGCTCGTCCTGGGCGTCCTTAGCCTCTGCGAGCTGTTGGACGTAATCCATGCGGAGCATAGCGGCCTTCTGCTCAAGCTCCCGGCCCAGCGCCTTCTGCTTAGAGTTTAGTCGGCCAAAAGCGAAACGGTAGCCTTGATCGTCAGCCTTCGATATAGCAAGCAGGGCAAAGCCATTGCTTTCTTCCAGCGCCCTGACGACTTCTCCGAGCCTGCTCTGATTGTCCGCGCCTTCTTTGTTTTCCGAGCTTTCCTTCGACCCAGCAGAAGAGTCTACGGCGTCATGCTCGATAATCTCCAGCGCAGCGACCCACAGATACCGTCGAAGGTAGGTTTGCGAAGCCCCTAGGTTCTGGACAGGATGGCAGCCCTTGAGTTGGGCCTCAGCCATCGGACTTGAAATCACAATCCTGTCTGTTGGGTTCTCAACATCCACGATGGTCATGGTTGCTTCAGCGCCAAACGAAACAAAAGCGCAGAGCCCATGCTTGTGGAAGATGGCGATGGCTGGCTTGATGAAGTCGGCCAGCTCGAAATACTTATAGCCCGCGAACTTGTTCTCCCCTGACTTCTTAAGTTCACGGCTGTGAAACTCCACCCTTGCTTCTGAAAGTTTTTTATACACGCTCATACATATTTCCTTATTAAAAAATTACCTTGCCTTGCTTAGCCCCGCCCGGCCAAGCCACGCCCGGCCGCGCCTTGCCTCGCCCAGCCTCGCCTAGCCGCGCCGTGCCCGGCCACGCCTTGCCTCGCCTGGCCACGCCTAGCCTCGCCGGACCAAGCCCCGCCCTGCCTTGCCTCGCCCAGCCCTGCCTCGCCTGGCCACGCCTAGCCTCGCCATGCCTTGCCTCGCCTGGCCTTGCCGCGCCATGCCAGTTAACTCCAGTCTGTAACTTCAAACTTCCCGAATACGCCTCGATATGTTCCGAGCCCAATCGCCAACCCAGCCTCGACAATCAGGTTATACAGTTCCTGCTCTTTGATTTCCTTTGTCGGCAGGATGGACAAAGTAAACGTCAGCGCCCAAGGCATCGGCAGAACTGGGCGCTCTTTGGGATTAGGGATGCCTTTATCAAGGCGAGCAACCCGCCTGTCAAGATACACCCCGGACTTTTCGTCTTTGTCTGGTCCGAACGCTCCCACTTCGATAACCGCTCCGTTACGCATAAACGGAATGTAACGCGGCGCCTCAGCCATCCCCGTGATTGTCGTGAAGGAGAGGTTGGCGTTCGCGATGTCTTTGAACTTCCGCTTGTCTCTCAACCGTTTCGGAGCTGAGTTCGTGTTGTGCGCGGACAGCAGTGACACAATAGAATCTATCGGCAACGCCATCACGGATGTCCCTGGCACAAGATAAATCTTCTGATGCCACTCTAGCTTCGTGTTGTTGTCGCCCGGATACCGGTCGAACATGATGTCCGTCAGCCCGGCCAAGGTTACCGAGCGAGTCTGAATCTGCAGTCTCGTGTCGCTGATTGTGCTTTTCATTGTTCACCATTTCTTTTCCACTTGTTTTCGATTGATCTACGCGCAGCCACGGCCAAGGTGGCACACACCATCTTCCCAAGCTCGGCCATCGCGGTTTTTTTATCTTCAGGGTCTGCTACGTACATCGCAGCAACCATACCGATGATGTCGGCAGGGCTGTCCGCCAGGAGCTCGATGCGGCCCTCTTCGTCTACCCAGTCACTAATGAGTTTGGCCTGTTCGTCGCGAGTCAGGCTGTCCCAGTTTCCACGTCCTTCTTTCTGAAACTTGCGTGCCATTGCTTCCCACATATCAACCCCCGTAAAGCGGGCTGGTGGTCAGCCCAAACCAAAGAAACGACCCCACGACAATCACGGCGAAAATCAGTTCCGCCAAAAACTTTAAGACTGTTTTCATTTCGACCTTACCTGTTTGGTGGGACTATCCTACCAGCACGAGACCCTGCGTCAAGCATTATTTCTGTTCCAATGGTGCCAACTGTCAAGCATCACTTGACGGTTGACTCGCTGGTATGATGCTGCTATAAAGCACCTATGAGCATGACCGAAAAAGCTAGAAAGTACGTTAAGTCCCTGCGGGGAGATTGGCCCAGACTCTGCGCAGAAACCGGGCTTAGTTACCACTGGGTATGCAAGTTCGCTCAGGGAGTCATCAAGAATCCCTCGGCGGCTTTCGTGGAGAAACTGCAAAAACATGAAAAACGCACTTGAGGGTATCATCATGGGTACGGTTATCGGCTTAATCCTCTGGGGGGTTATCATCACGGTGGGGGCTGCGCTGTGACCCAGCGCGAAAAGGTCCTCAAAGCCCTTGAGAGGGGCCAGAAGCTCACGCCACTGGATGCCCTTAACCGTGGAATGGGTCTGCGCCTTGGGAGTCATATATACGCTCTCCGTAAGGCAGGACACGACATCCGTTCTGAGCTTGTCCAGAAGGGTGATGCAAGAGTTTCAAAATACTGGTTGCACCAAGCCTGAACCAGTAATATCCTGAACATCGGCCTAGCGTATCGAGCGCGAACGGAGGACTTCGACTACCCTCCTGGCCGATTCCCTTCTTAGTCGTTGGTCTCTAGTCAGGGCCAGCTCAAACCCCGACTCGTACTCCGCACGTCAGCAGGTGCGCGCTTGTCGCAGCTCGGAAGTAAAGCAAGCAAACGCAGAGTGGGTAACGGTCCTACCCCTGACCGCCACGACGGTGACGCACGGTACCCTAGTGCGGCCGATACGGAACGATTACCGGCAGGGCTTTCCGCTCTGTACTGACAGTTAGGCTAGGAGAAATAAGCCTTAAAGCCTGTCACCGGAAAATGGGGAGGGTGTGTCTTAAATATGATCAATCCGCAATTAAGAGCATTGAGATTAGAAATCCTTAGGGACAAAGGTTTGAGGGAAAGATGGGAAGAGCGAGCAGGTATCATGCAATATGATGGCGGACTCACTCGGGAACAATCAGAAGAAAGTGCAATCGTTGAGGTGTTAAATGATAGATCCAGAACTATGGGCAGACTTCGTCCAGCATCGCAAAGACATTAAGAAACCGCTCACTTTGACCGCCGAGAAGCGAATGCTCTCACGGTTATCCAGGTTCGTGGAGCAAGGAATGAACGTGGACGCCATGCTGGAGCGCAGCATCGTGAATGGCTGGCAAGATGTCTGGCCAGAACAGAAAGAAAGCCGACCCCAGGCCCATCGAATCGGCGTCAATCCAGAGCCCGTCGAGATAGACCGAGAGGCCGCCAAAGCAGCCGTCCGCGAGGCCATGGGAAAACTGAGGGTGATCCGATGAAGCGCGACGAATATCTAGAGAGAGCCTCTGAGCTGGCCGCTCGAGGAGAGGCCCTACCTCAAGCCGTTCTGACAGAGGACCAAGTTCGGGAAATCCGTCACGCTGCATGGAAGCGGAAGGAAATCCGGGCTTGGGTCCGGGATAACGTGTCAGACATGGCGGTGTGCAAGAAGCTCGGAATTACCCGGCGACAGCTTTGGGACTGGCGGGACTCAATCCCTGCTATCAAAGAAGCCAAGCGGGAGAGGGAGGAACTGACCGCTTTCGTGAGTGAGAACCTGACTAATCGGGCGCTTGCTAACAAATACTCCGTCCACACGAATACTATATACGACATCATTCACCATTTAAGGTGGGTTCATGTGGACGCGGCGAGGGGCTTGGTGGCTCGAAAACCAGTCATGGAAACTATGCAAGGCTCTCGTCGGCGGCGAGCCTAGATATACCCTGACGGAAAACAAACAGATACGGGCGGTCTTTGACTGCCCAGAGAAGGCGAAGCAATGGGTCTGCCAGATTCAGAAAGGGTCGGAAAGGCCCTTAACTTTCTATGCGATAGCGACGAACCATACGCCCGCGCCTCCGCACAACTGGAGGCTGCCGAACTCAGAGTGAAACAGGTCCGGGAGGTGGCGTTTCTTGAGGCAACCGGGACGCAGGCCGAAAGGGCCGCCAGGGCTAACCAGACTCCGGAAGCCCTAGAGGCCAACGCGGAGCTGGAGAAAAAGGTCTACCAGAAAGAACTATTGAAGGCTCGGCGGGCGACCGCGCTAGTCCTCATTGATGTCTGGAGAACCCTAGAAGCCTCCCAGAGGCGCTCGTGAAGCCTTGGAGGAGCCGGAAGTACCTAGACCGCATTCGTAACCTTCCCTGCCAGCTTTGCGGAGTGGACGACGGCACAATCGTTCCTGCGCACTACTCAGGAATCTACAGCCAGCAGCTCGGCAAAGGCATGGGGCAGAAGTCCTCGGACCACTGCGTTGCTGCACTGTGTCATTCCTGCCACGAGAGCATGGACAAGTATGCAGACGGGAATACAGACGCCAGAGCTGTCAAGTTCATGCTGGCTATCTTCAAAACCCAATGGGAACTATTGAATGAGAGTGGCAAAAACTGACGCTAACCATGCCCGCATTATGAAGGTTCTGCGGGATGCCGGAGCCGAGGTTACCTCGTTGCATAAGGTCGGGCAGGGCGTCCCGGACCTCCTAGTGAGTTTCTGGGGTAAGTGGTTTCTGATGGAGGTCAAGGACCCGAACAAAGCGCCATCGGCTAGGAAGCTGAAAAAGTCGAAGGAGGACTGGATAGGCAAGCAAAAAGCCGAGGTCCACATCGTAACCACTGACCAATCCGCCCTAGATGCCCTGGGCGTCGGAGACTGGAGGGTTGCCTTTGGCGATGACGTGGAAAAAAGAACGTGACAGGTGGACCCAAATTGTAGAGCCGGGCCAGCACCGGTTGATGGCGGTGTGGCGAGGAAAGAACTGGGTGGTCATCCGGAACTTTTGGAAGCCCAGCGTCCTGCAATGGGATTTTCCCGTTATACTAGGTAAGTGGAAAACCGCCCGAGAAGCTAAACAGTTTTGCGAGGAATTTTATGCCGCTGAAGAAGGGCTCAAGCCAGAAAACAATCTCCAAGAACATCAAAACGGAGATGAAAAAGGGTTATCCGCAAAAACAAGCCGTCGCCATCGCGTTAAGCGTGGCCGGGAAGTCAAAGAAGAAAAAGTAAATGGCAATCACCGTCACCCATCCGAAAGTATCGGCAATTCCGGATGACCCTGCTTCCGTTGCAGCGGGGGAGGTTGTTCCGAGCGACTGGAACGCCAACCACACGGTGGTGGTGGATGGGTTAGATAACGTCCCGATTGGGGCTGGTGGCGCGTCTACCGGGACCTTCACCACGTTAAAAGCCCAGCAGTTTGAAGTCGATGGGCCTGCTTCAGGGTCGGCGTTCTACAATTCCATACTCATTGATCCAACAGTCCAAAGCAGTGTCACGAGTTCTTTTCGTGGTGTGCTGAGTCGGCCAATCACAGAAGCCACCACGTTTACACTTGCAAACCTCATTCACTTCTATGCGAACCCGCAAACCAAGGGCGCGGGCTCAACGATTACAAATCAGTACGGATTCCACGCGGAAGCAACCCTAACTGACGCAACCGCGAACTATGGGTTCTATGGAAACATTGCCTCCGCTGCTGGGCGTTTTAATTTTTACGCAGGGGGAACGGCTCCGAATTACTTTGCAGGCAATACAACTTGCAACACAAATCTTACGGTAAACGGGACCACTAATCTTTCTGCCCTTACTGCAAGCACCGCGCTTGCGCTTGATTCAAGCAAAAACATAGTTAGTGTCACGAATACGGGAAGCGGCAATAACGTACTAGCCACGAGTCCAACGCTAATAACCCCTAGCGCTTCGTCAATGGGCTTGAACGGCTCATCTTCTGGCACGGTAACGCTTAACACCGCAGCCGATGCGGGGACCTGGACGCTTACTTTTCCGACCTCTGCGGGCACTAATGGGTATGTTCTGTCGACCGACGGGGCAGGGGTTACCTCTTGGGTCGCCCAGTCTGGTGGGGGTGGCGGTGTCACTTCTTTCAGCGCCGGAACAACGGGGCTGACCCCAAATACAGCCACCACAGGCGCCGTTACGTTGGCGGGCACTTTAGCTGTTGCAAATGGCGGAACTGGAGTCACGACCTCAACGGGAACTGGCTCAGTTGTGTTATCAAATTCCCCCGCGCTCGGAAGCATAGGCATAGGCACTTCCGCAGGAGCTGCCATTGGAGCAGTTATCGGCGGAACATTATCAGGCTCTTCGTCGGGCGCTTCAATTCAAGCGCAACCTACGATTGGAAGCGGCATCACCGGCGAGTATACGACCTACAAAAGCAGGCCGATAACGCAAGCCGCCACTTTTA